AGTAGCATCAGCCGTTACGCCATCTAGTATATTTAGTTCTGGTGCTGTAGAAGTAATAGCTACCCCACCATACTGCAAAGTACCTGCTGTAAAATTAGCTGCTGCTGTACTTAAAGCGAATGGACTTGCTGCACTACCAGCACTTCTTACAAAACGTAATGTTCCATCTAGCCCAGAGTTAGCATTGTTTACTTTGAGTATATCAAGATATGTATCTTTCGGTTTTTGACCTGTCCAGTCAGCCATTAGCCCCAATCCTCCCAGTTAACATCCGTATCTTCCCAATTAGCTGTATCTTGGTCTTCCCAGTTGCCTACATATCCTACGACATCACGAATAACTTGCCAAAATATATGATACTGCTGTCTAAAAAATTGTCTTAACATTACTTCAACGCTATTATATCTGTGGCATCTGTTCCAGTACTATAAACTCGGTCTACAACAACTGGTAACATTTGCCCACTCTGTAAATTTTTAAATGTTATATTAGCACCAGAACCATTTAAATCTACTGTTACATCCCCTGCTACACCTATGTATAACATATAGAATGGAGCACCTGATAAATCAGAACCATCCGCTGGTGATACTTCAATCATAGTATCATAATATAACTTCTCAAGATGTCCATCTATTGAGGTTAAACTTGTTTGCTGTGTGGCTTGAATAGTATCCGTTGCAGCGTTTGTTGGTAATGCTGACGATACAACATCTACTTGTGCTTCAGAACCATCTACAATATTATCAAGTATCTCTACTGCTGTTACAATAGAATCTAAAGCTGTTTGTTGTGTCGCTTGTATAGTGTCTGTAGCAGCATTTGTAGCTAATACAGTAGATGTAACGTCTACATTTCCTATATCAACACCATCGTTAGCTGCTAACTTCCCTATAGCATTTGTTCCTGCTGGTAATGATGCAACAATATCAACTTGCATCTCATTACCACTGATTGCATTGTCTAAAAGTTCTGCTGCTGTCTGTATTGCAGCTGTATCTAACAATATATTGTCTAATACACTGTCAATAGTAGTTAATAGGGAGTTGCGAGTAGTGTCTAAAACCTCCATAGCGGCTAAATCTACTACCATAGCGCTCGTATCTGTGTCTATGGTACCTAGTAGTGCCTCTATACCATCAACATGCCCTATAATGGTCGTATTTTGCGTTTCTAAAGCTTGTATTGATACATCAATTGTACCTAATAGTCCTTCTAACCCATCAACACTAGTAGCAATACCTGCCATACTAGGTTCTATTACATGTAATCTTCCATTAGCATCTGTAATTATTGGTTGGTAGTCTCCATCGGTACCACCGAGAGCTGCTGCTGTATCAGTACGCACACTCAGTGTCATAGTCCCAGCTTCACCAGAGCTATGTACAGCATCTTCGTATAAAGTACTAGCACCTGGCGCAGTCAGAACATCTATTTGTAGATGTCCATCAGCATCAAGTATAGGTATTAAATCTGTTCCAGTTCCATCTTTGGCTGTATTATAATATACAGTAACAGTATCAGATGCATAATCTAAATCTACATTGATATTTCCTGCACTTATTGTAGCATTATCTAGGTCTACATTTAAGGCATCCCCAGCTGCATTTAGTACTTTGTTAAGTACTTCTGTATCTCTAAAGCCTCTTATAGCCATTTAGTCTCCTGCAAATCCATGTTCAACAACAGTATACGCTGTACCATCTTGTCCTTTATTAACGTATCTCTTGCCATCTTTAATAAGTTCAAACCATTCATTAGTCCAAAACTTTACACCATCGTAATCCTTTTCTTTCGCAGCCATTAGTCTCATTACATAAGCAATAGGAGCCATTTCGAATTGTTCTGGAAACTCTAGTTCTTCTGTTAAATCTGTAGTAAATGGTGTTGGAAAATACTTACAATGCATTCTCAGTACGCCAATAGCAGAAGCTGGAGTAGTTATAGTACTTCCTGTCATTTGCATGACAGAAAGTTTCTTATCTTTAATTTGCCAAACTGTTTCTGTACTCATTATGTCACATCCGATATTGATGGTTCGCCAATTAACCTATTGATAGGTACCTCGGCTAAATCTATTTGTGTGACTTCAATTACATCATCATCATTTGTGATATTAGCAAAGTCACTAAAGGCATAATGCCGCTGATTAGCTATAAAAGTTACAGTAGCATCATGCCTACTTAAAACTGGTGCCTTCTCTATGAATTTACGTTGACCTTGATTCAACAATATACGAATCATTGTCTCTCCAGAATTTGGATAAGCGTCTTGAATAAATTCTATACATTGTTGTTGGTCCATTACTTGCTCGCTTTTTTCTCTATTGGTTTCTCAAGCTCTGATTTCTTCAACAAAGCTTTTTGAGCTTGTTGTACTACATATTCTAAAGCCCCTTGGACTTTAAATTTCATTTCATTAGTTTCAATTAGCTGTTTCTTTAAAGCTTCAATTTCTACTTTAAATTCTTCTACTTGAATATCTAACTTCTTTACTTCTGCTTCTTGTGTTTTAGTCATTCAACTCTCCTATGTTAAGACCAATCTGCTATTACTCGCCAATCTCCATCAGCGTAGATATAAGCATTATTGGCACTCGTATTAATGTGAATTCTTCCTTCAAAAGCACCAGCCCCAGTAGTAGTACTAATAGACACTAAGGCAACTGTATGGTCATTTCCATTATCTGTTGTATACATTAATGGAGATTCATACCCATCGTCAGCCCATAATTTTCCCTCACCTGCTGTATGTGCTGGGGCAGTACCACGGTCTTCAAATGTTATTTCATCTTCAATTACAACTTCATTGCTAAAGGTAAAATTACCTACCATATTACCTCGATAGCCAGTAAATGGAGCAATAGTTATTCCACCCCCACCAGCAATATATCCTACATAAGTAGCGGAATCGTACATTCTTATTCTGCCTTGCCAGCCACCTGCATAATTATATATTTTTATTCCATCTGTGTCCATAATAATTTTATCATTAGACCCAGTGCCAAAATTTAATGATGCACCCTGTACAGTTAATGTACCTGCTGAGCCATCCCAATTCATATAATTATTAGGATAATCCCCTATACCAAAATCCCAACCACTGTTATATCCTATATAAAGACCTTCATCTGTATCAATGATGCTAGTTTTTAAATTTGTATAAATTTTACCAGCAGTCCCTATAACAATCTTAGCATCAGTACCCATTGTTAAAGTATCTGTAATAGTGGCACTCACTGCCAGTAAGGCACTTACAAATGCATTATCTATATCACATTCAGCAGCAGTGATTGTATTAGCTACTATTTCATTAGCTGCAACTGAATCAGCTGCTATGTTATCAGCATGAATGAATGTCTTATTCATTGATTCGCTACCGAATGTTTGAAACTCAATATCTTTACCGCTGACTGTTCTTTTGCAAACAGCTACCATAAATTTATTATCACCCACTGCATCGCTTGAAGTTGAGGTTACTTGTAAAGTATCAGTGTTATTACAGTATATAGTATAAACTAAATCATTGCCTATATTGCCAGTATTACCAGCATTTATTCCTAGCGTGTCCCCATTAGAAAAAAATATAGTTCCAGATTCCCAAGCTAAAGTATTGTAATCAGTAGAAGAAAAAGTAATACCTGTATGCCAACCTAAAAGACTTCTAGAAGTACCTGCGCCTGGATTAATGGTAGCGCCATTTACAGTACCACCAAAAAGAGTCAAATCAGTACCATCATACTTAATATAATTAGTAAGATTCCCAAAATGAAATTTAGCTTTTGAATCTGAGTCTATACCTAACCAGAACCCTGTGTCTGTATCAGCAAAGGATGTTTTACTACCTTGTATTGCTGTACTTGCACCTGTGAGATTTAACCCACCCCCTGACAAATCTAACATGCCTCCACTAACAGATAATGTCACAGCATCTGTTAAAGGGTTCCCACTTGCATCTACTAAACTAGCCCATCCTATCTCACCAGTTAAATATACATTATCTCCCCATGTACCATAACCACTAACTGTAGGATATGTAGCTGTTAATCCATTTAAATTACCAGTTCTTGTACGAACACATCCAGTTCCTACTGGGTCATCATATTCAGCCCACGAACTTATGCCATCTAATACATCCATATAAGGAGCATTAGCTGTAGCTTCAGATATAATCCATACGCTACCTTGTCTGTTAGAATCAGATGTATTACCTACTTGTACAAATACATCACCCTTTACAGGAGCTGATTTACCAGCTCTTAAAGCAGCTGTTATTACAGCAGCGTCGCTGCCTACGTTTACTGCCGAGACAGTGAGCTGACTATTTGACAGAGTGGTAACCTCATCTATTGATAAGGTTCGAGCGTGTATTAAATCATTGACAGCAAACGGTGCCGCATCTACAACATTGTTTACTTCAAATGTCATTGTATAAGGACCAGAACCGCTAACTGATTTTAACTTACCAGAATTAGTAGCTACTATATTCCCATTATGAGCACGAACTTGATTAAGGATAAATGTCTGTACCCACATCTCATTACGTACTGTAAGATTGTCTATCTCAAAATTTGTAAGATTGTTCTCATCGTACCATAGCCTCCAACCTTCACCTGTCCATAAATCTAAAGAAACGTCCTGTGAACCAATGTTAATTTGGTCTAAAATTCTACCAAAGAAAACATCGTTAGTACCAGCTGTAATTAGGAGGTCATTTTTTGCCGTAAGTTTGTTTGTAACAATAGTTCCAATATCAAATTCATCAATTTTAGGTTGTAACTTAGTGCTCATCCATTTGTTTTGAAAACGATGGAAACTATAAAGACCTTTATCTTTTATCCAACGTACTTCGCCACGACCTGGTTGTTTAGCACCAGCACCACCTGACGTGGGAGCTCCACGTTCTGATGTCGTTACTGCTTGGGGTTTTCTATTGCTGTCTCTGTTGTCCAATTAGTTTCCCAAGACCTTCATTATAAAGTTGTGATACTATAGAATACCTTTGGCTTAATGCTCCATGTCTAGCTATATAGGCATTTAGAACTGCAGAATATTCTTCTAATAGAGACTTCCATTTTAATAGTTCTGGAGTATCTTGTGCTTGCCTATTCTCTAACATTGCACGAGCTCTATTTACTTCTTGTGCTGCTGTTTCTATTGATACTCTTGCCTTTGCAAAATCATCACCAACTATATTTGTTTGAGCACTTAAAGCAGCAGTTGCGCTGTCACCAGCAGCAGTTGCGCCTGCATCTATTAATGTTTGTGCTTTGGTAATTGGGTCTTTGATATCAGCTTGTGAATATCCCCCACCTAAAGCTGTAGTGATTAATACATAATCATTTGTAGCAAGAGTTGGTAAATCTGTTAGCATTGTTGCTAACCCTACTAAATCTTTTATAATCCATCTCATTGAAGCACCATATACTAATAGTGGTTCAATCTCCTCTGGTACTTTATCTGTAGAAGCATAACTCCCAAAATCATCTGTGTATAATATAACTGGATATTCCACTACATGAAAAATTCCACCACCAGGTACTACGTACCCTTTGCCAGCATTCAACATAGATATAGGTGACTTAGCGGTTGCTAAGAACATAGAACCAGCATCCGTATATTGTGCATACTTAGCATAAGGTTTAGGTTTGGCTTCATAGCCAGACTTCTCTGCATGCAATATACGACAATTATTTAATGCTATTCCAGCGACCCCATCTGAATCTGTTTTAGGTTCGCTCATATATGATAAGTACTTATTTGGCAAAACAGATATAATATCACGAGAGACTTCCGTAAGGAAGTCATCTAGCACAGTCTGGTCGGCTGCTATTGCACCTACATAATTTTCTACTCTAGTTTCAAATGTTGCCATGAATTTCCTTTTGTGTGGTTAGGGGGTAGACACAGGAGAAGACTACCCCCATCACCACTTAACTTAACCTATTTGGATAGTTCTATTTAACTATTCCAGCTAGGCTGAATGCGTAAGCCATAGTTAGCGCTGCAGCATCCTGAGTATCGGTACCATCTGTGAAAGCGGTAATCCGATAGATAGGACAGTAGAAGTCTGTGAGGTCTGCTATTGCAACCGCACTATTAGTACCAGTTGGGTCTACATCCATCCCAATACTAGCATCTAATGTTACGAATGTAACACCATCAATAGAGCCTTCGATTCTACAATCTATTGCTCCATCTCCAGCACATGCTTCTGTAACTTCTACATATACAAGAAACTTCTTGTTGGACAAGTCGTCATCTGTAAGCGTCATTGATACTGACGTTTCATTTGAACCAGCGGAATCCGCTAATGCCAACGCAGCTTCTGTACGTGTTGCGTAACCATTTACTGTTTTCTTAATTAAGGCCATGATACCTCCTTATGATAACCACCAATAAGAGTGAGCTTCCATCAATGTGAAGCCTACACCCTCATCGGAGAAGTATTGGTCTTTGATTCCATCATATGCATTATCTGTCTTAATGTTCGCTTGGAACATAGGTTTACGATAAACAATATGCTGCATCTGTTCTTTCTCGATGACTAACATAGTGTTGGCGTAAGGACCTCTCAACGCAGGAGTAGGAATTAATCGTATTTGCCCGTGTGGGGTTATCAAAGTACGATAGTTAAATCCTAAACTATCACGTTGTGTACCTTCTATAGTAACAGACCAACCTGAGTTAGCGTGTATACCAGAAGTTTGTTCCATTTTTGACCAGTAAGATAGCATTCCTGCACCAGCGAATCCGTATTTTACTCCAACAGAAGGTACGTATCTGAATACCTTTTCGGTATCATCTACGAAGTTACTGTAAGAATAAGTAGCTTCATCAATCTCTATGAGATTCTTGGCTACACCAGAGGTTGAACCATATCTACGTAAAGCAGGTATGATACCCATGGTTGTACGTACGATTTTGCTGCCTGCATCTGATATGTGGTCTATGAACGTAGAGTCCGTTCCACCACCAGCGTTGTTGGCTGCACCGCCTATACCAGTTGTTCTCATACCAAACAAGAAAGCTTTCTCTTTCTGTATTTTATGAGTCTTAGATTTTTCACTTCTAAGCCTGGCTAGTTCGTCGCTATACCCACGCAGGGCTGCTTCATACAATGTTCCTGTTACTTCAACAGGCGTTTTAAATATCTGAGATGAGTTAAAGACGACACTTAGTTCGTCTGCCCATGCTTCAGGTGCTTCTGTTCCTTCACCGAATGCATTACCTTGAACAAGGAAATGCGAATCATCGGCTACTGCTCCGCAATAAAAGTTTGCGTCCGTAGCGTTACCTAACGATGTTAGGGTGACTGCTCCAGCTACAACGATGGTTGTAATCAACGCCAAGCCTTGGTAGGCTGCGGGGTCGATGTTACCAGCACCATCATCTGCATAAATCTCAACTTCGAGACCTAAGTAAGATGACGATACTGCACTATCTAATCCAGTGATACCATCAACTGCATCTAGTACAAGGGTTTCTCCAGGGGCTCCATTCGTAGATGACCAAGCGTTAGCCGAACCATCATTCAATTGGAACTTCTGTTCCATCCATCCACTACGATGTTCAAACAATTTATAATCGGGGTCAGGAGGGCGTACTGTACCCATATTGGATACTGTGGTAGTGAAAGGTGCTACGTCTGTCCACAATTCTTTAGTAACTTGCGGGCTTAAGTAGAAGTTTCGTCTATCCGTATAAAGTACACCAGAAGCGGCTAAATTCTTAGCTGCCATTATTTATGACTCCTTTATTAATTATACTCTCCTATGCTGCAGTAGACTAAGATTAAACTCTTCTTCATCGGTAAGTGGTCTCACTTGCGCTCCACCAGTATTACCACCGAGTCCAGGTTTCATATTATCTATTTTCTCTGCTCTCGCACGGAAAGCGTTTGCTTTTTCTAAATTCTGCTGCACAGACCCTTTTGGGGCATTCTTCATCTTCCAAAGCATAACAAGGTTATCAAGATTCTGACTTTGTGGACTTGACATATAATTAATGAAGTCCGTTGCATCATTTGGTTCTAACTTATATTGGTTGACTAACTGAGTATGCGTACTTCTCAGCTGTTGTTCTTGTGCTGTAGCACGTTGCTGATTTTGGAAGTCCGTTTTCTCTTTATTAAGCAACTCAATTTGATAGTTCATTAAATCTTGATTGTGCTTCTCTACTTTTTCACGATATGCCCAACTATCACTTTCTGGGTCCTGTACCGCATCTAACTTATTATATCCCTGTGGCGCAGCAGGAGCTTCGGGTTTCTTCAATTCAACTGCTTGGACTCCAGGTTTGGGTTGTCCAGCTGGTGAATTGGAAAGCGATTGGTCTACGACATCTAGGATTTGAGGATTATCTTTTACATATTGTGCAATAGGCATTATATTCTTATACTTATTGTAGTTAGTTTTGAATTCCTCAATGCTGGGTATCCCCAGCGTTCCTAATACGTAACTTAATTCGCCTCCCGTTTTATCTGCCTGGCTTTGCCAGTACTCTTGCGAGGTCGGATTATCTTTGGGTTTAACTGGTTCTTGTGCGTCAAGGGGTTTATCTACCTCTGGGGTTGATATCCCTTTATCGTCATAGGTTTCCAGTTCAAAACCAAATTGCTCCTTGATGTTAGGTTCAAGGGGCGTATCCTTTGGTTCTACTATTGGAGCCTTTTCTATTATGGGCTCAGGTGTATTCACTGGCTCATGCACAAAAGGTTTACTAGTAGTATCTAATGGATTACCAGAGTCGTCGCTGAACTCAAAGAAATTTCCATGTCCCGTATCAACAGGTGTTACAGTCCCAACTGGGGTTTCTGTTCCTGCTTCGGGTGTCACAGTTCCTTCTATTGTCATCTTATTCTCCGAACGTCTTCTACTTTTTACTGCTGGATGAACCTGAAGACTTGGACTCAACCGCTTTGTTTCGAGCTGCTTCTAGTTTTACTTTATGTAACTCAGTCGCTACTAAAGCTCTACCAGCTTCTTTATTCAGCTCTCCTTCAAACTTTGTATGCAAATTCTTAATTTGCTCCTGAGCTTGCTGTAATGCACCCTCAAGTTTAGAGATGTATGAAAATCTTTTCAGTACACCTTCCTGGTCAATAACGTCTGATTTCTTCAAGACTTCAACCTGGTCGATGATACCTTCTTTGTAAAGCTCTCTGTAGTATTCTGCCTGTGCCCATCTGTTAGATGGTAACATAGAACCTGATACTACTTTAATATCATATTTCCCAACGGCTATATCATGTAACTTTTCTATAACCTCACCAGTCAATGTATCATATATAGGTTGATTAACCTGCACTGAACGTGATAGATTGTTAGGTTCAATTATACGGAACATCTTCTGTTCAGTATATGTTTCTTGCATTAGAGGAATAGCGGCTTTAGCTATGTGGTTCAGGAAGTTTTCAATGTCGTCCCTTCTAGACTTGATTCTTCGATTTCCGAATTCCTCAATAGCTAGGGTACCCCTATAGGTATTAGGCGCACCTTTAGTTGAACCTTGCATAAGTTCAAATATACCGAAGCCGTATTCCAAATCATACTTAGCATCTGCTTCGTTCTTATAGAGTTCATTAGCTAAGGCTACTGGACCAGCAACTACTGGGTCACCCAGTTCGTAATCAACCTCGATTACGGCTGTTCCAACTCTGCCCCACTCTTCCTCTATCTGTTTCTTATTAACCGAACCTCTAGGAACAATTAACTTCTGGCTCGTGCTCATAGAAGCATGAGCCATGATGATAGAACGTACCTTATTAATATACTGCTGTATAGGTTTATATAACCTTAAATCACTTTCTGGCAATGGAGTTCTATTATGGATGTTCATCAGAGGTATAATAGTATAATCCTCTGTAGGCAACACCTTCGTAAATAGTAAATCCTCACCAACAGACATTATCTGCTTTACTCTTGTAGCTTGGATATGGTTAGTTAATACATATGATATGGTTAGTTAATACATATTTTAATCTAACGCCATCCGAAATCTTTAGAAAATCTAAGTACCTTGTAGAATTAGGTACACTATTCTGGTCTTCCTCACCAGCAACCATCATTGGTTCGCTCTCAATCATCTGACCTGTTTGTGGGTCCATTTGAGGAGCAGGTATGGTTTGATGGAATACTTCTCCTAATTGTTCTGCTATTGCAGTAAGATTTGCTATTTCACTAGGAGTAGTTACTAATGTTTCCTTACCTTGAATATCAGTAACCAGTACACACTCTCTCTGTAAATATTCTGCATGCTCTTCGCCATTCTGAACAAATTCTCTACCACTATGGATTTCAAGACTATGAACCATGGGAACGAGTATCTTAGTTTGTCTTTCAATGTATTTCCTCTTAGTATGCATACGTTCAGTAGCTTCACCAACAAATGATACTTCTTGGTCATTCTGTAAATCATCAGCACCATAACCCTCTTGCTCATCTTCTTTAGCCTTTAATATAATAGATTCATATTCAGGCCATAGCTTCAATGCTACATCATCAGTTAATATCTGTGATACTATAACATGAGCAGAGTCACTCGCATATCTATTACGAGAATTAGGGTCATATAATACATCAAGTGGATATAAGGCTTCTAGATATAACTCTCCTTTACCCATGTCACCATGAGGGTCTTGTAAGATACGTATATCTCCACGTCCACCAACATAGTAATCATCAATACATTGTTTCAGTAATTCATTACCCTCAGATTGGTCCCACATCCAAGTGAATAAATCGGCAAATGCTTTAGCTGTTTTGATATCAGAATCTTCTCTGGCTGTAGCTGAGAACTCTGGACTGTTGTAAGTAAGAATGGACTTTGCAGTTTCAACCATAGGATGCATGCGATTAACGACAAGAGGTATCTGACCGATACGCCTCATCTTGTCATCTTGTTTTTTAGTCCATTGAACACCGTTTCGGAACTTGTTTGCTTCTACAAAGTTCTTAGCCCACGTATTAAACTGTGAGTTACGATATTCCCTTTCAACGGTTAAGGAAAGCTGAACCTCATCATTTACCCAAGGGTTATATGAGGCTTCATTAAAATTTGGCATCTAGACTCCGTTTGGTCTTATTGCAATATTGCATATAAATATTCAGAAGTTACGAATAAAATACTATACTTGTCAAGTCTTTTATAGCATCCATCCATCTAAATAGTCATTTTCTTTTCTATATGACTCTTTTTGGATGATTACCTCGGTTTCAAATGGCTTATAAGATGCCTTCCAGGCATAATACAATCCATCAAGTAAATCATCATGAGCACCATAAGGATACATAAGAAACTCATTCTCAAGGTCATGCATGTTTCTAAGTAAGAAAAACTTCCTTTTAAAGAAATCTGGTTGCATGGCTTCCAATCTCTTACTCTTCTGCATTCTAGGTTTAGTAATAGCACTCGACACCCCTATGCCAGGAATAAACCTCTGTTCCTGTACATAGTCCTTCAACATCTCTTGATATCCAGTACTTTCAATATAAGTCTTCTTTGGTATGTATTGGTCATCCCTATTGAGTATTTCAGCCGCTAGTGTAAGCGGCTTCACACGAGCACGATAATATGGCAGTATATACTTATTACCATCTGCTGTAACAGCAATAGTAACTACAGTCGAGTAATCACGATGTGCTTCAGTAGATGATGCTGGGTCAACCCCAGTAAAGCAATAGCATACTATCTTCATTGGAGGAGCATATATCTTCTCATTAATACTGTTAATAGTCAGATAACCTTGCCTGTCACCAGTTTTAGTAAATACACCATCCCAGTACTGAATACCATCAGCACCAAACAATTGTTCTTCATCTCCTATTACTTCACACATATACTGTCTATAGAAGATAGAAACACGACCTATGTCTTTTAACGCTTCACGCTTGGCTATTAGCGTATCCATATCTAATAACTCAGGCCATAGAGCCGAATACCTCTCCTTCTCTGGTAAATTATCTGCGACACCCTCAATTGGATTCATAGCAGAATAATGGAGGGTTTGCCAATCTCTACTATCCTTCAATGTCTCAACAATACAACGTTGGTGTTCAGGTGTACCTACTACAATGCAACGACCTCGATGTGCATCGAGAGCAGGTATAACTGCTTGCAGAAGCCAACGGAGATTGAACTCCATGGCTTCAGCCGTCTTTGTATTGTTTTCATCTTCAGGGTCATCTAGGATGAACAATGTAGGTCTCTGGTTACCAAACTTCATACCATGAATCTGTTGACCAGTACCTTTGGCTACTACAACGTCGCCATTCTTGAGAATGATTAAATCTTTTGTCCAAACCTTAGCAGAGTGTTGTCCCCAGTACCCAAACAGTTGCCTGAATGGTAATGAGTAGTCTAACACATCTTTAACAGTTTGTAATAAATTCTGTGAGTGACCTAGTGTTTTAGATGACAGTACCACAACTTTGGGACCCTCATCATACATTAGGTGATATAATGGCAGCATTGCTGCTATAACAGAACTCTTAGCATGATGTCGGGGTGCTATGATATTCAGGAGCTTTATGCTCGTATCCATAGCAAACCTTGCTAGTTCTGAGTGAAACTTGGGAGATGGTAGGGTACACATGTTAGGCATGGTAACCCTACCGAATGAGATAAGCCGACCTTTCAGCTTATCTACTATCATTTTTCTATTCATCTGTTCCTTGTATTTCTGCAAGTGCAGCTCTAAGATAACCCTCTATCTTAGCTACTGTAATCTTTGAACCTCGTGCTCTGCCTTTATCAGCGTCGATAGCACCTAGTGAAAACACAATAGCCTTACTTAGGCGTACTGACAACCTTATCAGCTTCTGGTTTTCCAAACGTAACAGAGTCAGCGCTGTTGTCTGCTGAGACGTCTTTTTCCCCTCGAACAGGGGTGTCCAAAACTTCCACGTCATCATGGCCTCCTTCTATTTCTTTAAATACTGCAGTCTCTACACCTTCCAGTTGCGTGAACTCGGCATCTATTCCATCAGGTTCTTTATTATCCTTGATATGTAAAATATCACCTAATTCATGAGCTGCTTTCAATAAATTGCCTGCATCCCCTTTATCACCAGCTATACCAGCTGCTGTGGTAATCCAATCCAATACTGTCTCCTTAGACAGGTTCTTTTGCGTCATTACTTTCTGTAATTCCGTATCTATCATTTCTTTAATATATTCCTTCTTTAACAAGGCTTTTGCCTTAATTACAGGCATAGGTTCGTCTTTATCAAAGACTTCACCCAGTTTATTGAAATCTACTGAATTATTCAGCATCTGGGATACATATACCTTTACAAAATTCTTATACTGTGTTTTACCCTTCTTCTGCTCCCAATGGGGCTTAGTAGTGACATTACTGAAGTCACCTGACTCAACATGCGTTAAATACAATAATTTGGCAGGTTGATTCATATATGGTCTAAAAAATGCCTGACCATAAGGATATACATAGTTTAGGTAAGCTCTGTCATGCTTATCTTTGTATTCACGCCTTTTCAGGCACACTGCTACAAAACCATCATCAGATAATCCCCATTGTCCAGGGAGGGCTGCATGCCAGCGTACATATGCAATCTTTGCTACATTTGCTTCATCTTGTGTGTATATGAAGTACTCTTGCTCATAGTATACACGCTTAGAGCCTTTTTTCAAAGGCTCACGCAAATGCTTTCTAGTTAGCTTATCCATCTAACTTCTCGTATATGAATTGACCTACTCCCATACTATGGAGTCCACTAGCCATACGTTGAACATCATCTTCCTTCATATGAAGCTTTAATGCAGAACTAATACCATGTATAACCTCATGTAGTAAGATTTCAACCTTTCTATCGCCTACCATCCCTGCATCCAGCTTAATCTTACAATCATCGTACAAGATAGCTCCATCGAGCTTTTCATCTATAAATAACTCTTCCTGTATCTCTATATCAAATTTGCTACCGCATATTACCAATTCTCCTATTTTACTACACCTCACCTAAAACCTCCTCAAATGTCATATCAATGCCTCCTCGTCTAAGTATTATATACCCTTTTGGTAGATGTCTCAAGTCTACCACTTTATCCCCCACCTTAACCACATTAAGAACCAAATCCATTTGTTCTTCAAACATATCATCTGTTATGTCTCCTTTGCCATCATATAGTTCAATTGTAGTTAAATCTTCTATTACTTGTTTAGTAGATACTTTAGGTAACCTTAATACCTTTCTTGTACCTAAATATAAATACTTACTCCTAAAGAGTAAGTATTTATTAAACCTTAATAGTAACCTAAATATATCCCTATATAGTTTACCTATATATAACCTAATATTAGCCACGTTAGGCCTCCGCCCACTCGGCAGCGACCAAATGGGAGTTCTGCCCCAAACACCATGCTTGCATAGTTGCACAGACCTCATGGGTTAATCCCATGTTCTGTTTCAACAATTCATCGTAATAAGGTGCTATTGCGACTTTCTTATCAGCAGCAAAGAGAGGCTTGTTACAATACGGGCAAAGCGGAATAAACAGCTCGTGCTTAGTTCTTGGCTTTAGCATCATAGTCTAACCCATCCTCTCTAACTACTTCTTTCATTTCTTCACCACAATCAGGACACTGATATGTAACAATCACTGCTTTAGCCGTTATAGGCTCTGACAATATTTTCTCTAAGTATGTCATGCAGGTATTACAGAAATAGCCATCCTCTATTGTGCTTTCTGGTCCTGATAGTGACTTAGTCATTATTTACCCTTTTTATCTAACTTAGCTGCATTAACTGCTGCTATAATCTTCTTATCTAATATTGGGTTACCTGTTAGGTTCACTTTAGGTGCTTCTTTAAGTTTAAGGTCTATAGTTTCAGCCTTAGGGGCAAATTCTTCTACCTTTTCTTTCTTATTTTCTATTTTCTCAATAGAAATGAACTTTTTCTTCTTAGGCTTAGCTTTAGGCTTCGGAACAGGCAATGGTGCTGATATAATCCCCATAATATGAGCATCTCTCATTACACCAAATCTAGTATCATCCAAATGTTCTAATGGGCTAATACTCTTCAAATTTACCAATATTCTATCACCAGGTGTGACATTACATGGAACTATACCTGTAATTGTATTATATCCACGTCCAGTTGCTATAACAGTAGCCATTCGTTCAAATTTCTCAAGTGCTTCTTGAGGTAATATGATACCACCCTTAATATCCGTATATGGGTCCATTTTAACAAACACCATGTTATCAATCGGTCTATATGTTTCTTCGTTGTACATATCTTCTCCTTATGTTATCAACTAGCTATTAGTAATTGCTTCTAATAGCTTATCTCGTACTATCTGTGAGCAAACTACCATGCCTGCTTCAACAGCACTTCTTATAACTTCTTTTTCGCCATTTTTAACTATCAGTTCTTCAGACATTACTACCTCTGAATCAATCATGCCTTTTATTTCTACTTTTATTTCCATGTTATTTCCTTTCTTATAACATCAGAAGTTACAAACAATTATACCTAAAAGTCAAGATAAAACTTGACACACTCCAATTTAATGTGTAAGTTCGTCTAGTTAATAAGGAGTTTTTATGTGGATTTTAGAAGTAATATTTTGGTGTGTGCTGGCAGCTGTCTTATGCCTGATGTTTGTACCAAAGACACCTAAGAATTGGTAAAGAGAATGCTTAATAGGCTACCAGGTCACCTAGATAGGTGCTATATAGAGTTCGTAATGGACAAAGACAACGTAATTCTGTATTATGGAGAAGAGAAGAAGGGATTCGCTGGTTCTTCGGACCAGCTAATCACTAAAGGTGGGGTTATGCAAGACGCTGACCCAGAAAAGTTATTTAAAAAGGTAGTAAGCATGCTACATTTAGCTAAGTTCGACCTGATAGAGAGAGCAAGGTGGAATTTATTGGGTACTAGAGAGACTAACCCAAAGCAAACAGGCTTACAGTTCAAGAAGAGAGCGTTATAATGAAGCAAGTACTAATAGAGTTTGAGTACGATGAGAAGAAGCTAGGCAGGGGTTGGCTTAACATAGGTAACTTAGAGTTGTTACTATATTCTAAACAATATACATTACGAGAACTTCTAAAAGTTCGAGTAATAAAGAAAAAGAGAGGGATAAACTATGACTAGCGAAGAATTAGATTCAATGCATTTTGCTATTGGGTTAGTTAGTGGACTAAAGAACGACAATCCACATATATTCGCTACGTACAAAAGGCATGAAAAAACCTTAAAATGGTTAGTAGAAGTACTAAGAACCATTGATACACCTAAACTTAAAAAGGAGAAGTTAAGAGATGAATAGAGAAGAGTTCATTGCACATATCAAAGGCACATACCAAGAATGCCTAGAAATTTTAGCTAAGAAGAATCATGACTACGCTGGAGACCAAGACCCGTGGGCTAACTTTAAGTTTGCTAAGATAGCAGGTATTAGCGTTGAAGATGCTATTATGCTATTATGGTTCGTATCTTAGACAAGATGGCTAGAATCAGTAATCTGATGCATAAAGAAGCCAAAGTTAAGGATGAGACAGTTTTGGATACTATAGCCGATGCTATTAACTATTTGGCTATATTACTAGCGTGGTTAGACAATGAATAAGAAAAAAGAACCAGAACTAACGCTATCATTCATAGGTACAATTGATGGCAGAACATTAGATTTTAAAGATGGACCTGTCGGATTAGCTCGTAGGTCTATAACAAGTGGTAGTGAAGTAGCACAAATGCTAGTATATGAGCAAGTACAAACCAATGGAGAAGTTGTATGGGTACTAGCAGAATCTGTTAACTTTTTTAAATTTGTACCTACGAAGAAGAAGAATGCGAAGTAGACAGACATGCCCTGTATGTAATTCATATATGGTGAATATAACCCGTCCTGGCGATAGCTGGGATGGGGAAGTATTTGAATGCAGCAAGTGCGATTATAGGCTATATAAAACTATGACACATGACCTTTGGATGAAGAAACATAAAGAGTTAGAGTTACCTGACAAGTTACCTAATAGGGAGGTATAATGGAACAAGACATATATAGCATAAAGAGACTAAAA